GCTGTGCTCCCTCACCACGCGCGCCCCGCGTCAGGGTATAGGCGCAACGGGGCGCATTGATGTAATCGAACAGAGGCGCAACTGGGCGCGTTGTTGTAATCGAACAGGGGCGCCGCGTTATAGCGAAACGCGACGCTATCACGCTGGCGTTATGGGCCCATATCCCCGGGCAAGCGGCGCAGCGTGGGGGAGGGCGTGGCTGCCGCTCCGAGATTTGTCTAACGATTTATAACGATACGTATATACCTATCCCCCTCTTCTCCTGGGGCTACGGACCCTTAAGGGCCTACCCCCGTGCTGGATTTGGGGCACCTACCCCCTGCGAACCCACCCCCTTCTTTCCTAGGGGATTGACACCCTTAAGGGTGGTAGGGCATACTCAGGTCATTAAGCCCTTAAGGGTCCCGTGGCCAAGTTTCGCCGGACAAACCGCACCCTGATTCGCCACCGCACTCGCAGCGGTCGGTACTACACCACCTACCGGAGCAGGCACGCCAAACCTATCTTCGGCGTCTTCCTCACCTGCGCCTGTCTGGTGGCCGCCCCACTCACCTGCGGGCTCTCCATGGTCGTCCCCTTCCTCTTCGCGTTCTCCTCCACCGGCGTCCTCTCTAAACAGGGCCCCCGCCGCAAGGGCCTGGACACCGGCACGCGAGAACTGCGCAGCTACGCCGAACTCGTTGAAGCCTCTCGTAGCCTTAACTAAGTCAGCTCCGCCGCCGTGTCCATCCTCAGCGTGATTGCCGGCGGTGGCGTCCTCGAAAAGCCTCAGCACACCGGCACCCGCTGCACCGAAACCTACGAAAGCACAAAATCCTGGGCTTCTGCGCTGGCTTCGGTGCCGGCAAGACCCGCGCCCTCTGCGCCAAGGCCATCTTCCTGGCCATGGACAACCCCCGCACCGTCGGCGCTGTCTTTGAGCCCACCCACGTCATGATCCGGGACGTGTTCATGAGAGCTTTCGACGAGTTCTTGGAGGAGTACGGCATCGAACACGACTTCCGGGTGTCCCCCCAGCCCGAATACGTCCTCCACCTCCCCAACGGTCCCGTCTCAATCCTCTGTAGGGCCACGGAGACCTACAACCGCATCCGAGGTCAGACGCTCAGCTTTGTTCTGGCTGACGAAATTGACACCTCTTCACACGAGATTGCGCAGAAGGCCAGCGAGATGATGCTGGCCCGCTTGCGGGGCGGGGTGAAACCTCAACTGGCAGTGGCCTCCACCCCCGAGGGCTACCGGTGGATGTACAACACCTTCGTCGAGAACGGAGACAACCCTGACCGACGACTGATCAGGGCCAAAACCACCGACAATCCACACCTGCCCGCCGGCTTTGTCGAAAGCCTCTACGCCAACTACGACCCCCAGCTGATTGCCAGCTACATCGAGGGGGAATTCACCAACCTTGCCAACACCACTGTCTACGCCGCTTTCGACAGGGACCGGCACTGGTGTGACACTGAAATCCAGCCCGACGACAGGCTGCTCATCGGGGTGGATTTCAACGTGGGTGCCGTCTTCACCGAAGTGCTGGTGCGGCGCGGGGACGAGTTCCACGCCGTAGCGGAGCACTACCCCAAGGACACGCCCGCTCTGGTGCGGCTGCTCCAAGAGACTTACCCAGATCACTTGGCGGCTGGAAACCTTGTCATCATTCCAGACGCCGCCTCCAGACAACGCACAACGACCAATTCCTCCGAATCTGACCTCTCCCTTCTCAAAAAAGGCGGCTTCGTTGTAAAAGCTCAGACCGCCAACCCACCAGTATCCGACAGAATCAACTGTATTAACGTACTTTTACTCGCAAACAGGCTACTTGTCCACCCCCGATGTAAGTATTTAGTCAAATCCCTGGAACAACAGGCTTTCGATAAGACAGGAAAGCCCGAAAAAGGCATCGGCGGTCTTGACGATATTTCTGGGCCGGTAGACGCACTCGGCTACGGTTGTTATTACCTTGCTCCCCTACGCAGATTTGCTACGGGCGGCTCAAACTTTCGAGTCTGGTGATAAACAACTCTTCCGCCCTTGCTTTAGCCTCTTCCTCCGTCGCAAAGCTCTCGCAAGCGGGGCGCCCCAGCGCCGTGTACCTCGACACATACCAAGGTTTTGCCCTGTCCCGGCGGTAATACCCCTTCCCTGGAGTGTTGACGCTGTTCAACTCCGCCGTCCCCACCCTCAGGTTCCACCAGCGGTTGTTGCCCCTGTTGCGGTCAATGTGGTCCAAGTACAGCTCGCCGGGGTCCTCCCCGGTCATCCACGTCCAGACCACGCGGTGCAGCAAGCACGGCTGCTCGCAGATCACGACCTTGCGGTAGCCGTTGTCCCATGTCCCCGCAGGTCGGTTCAACTGCCTGCCCTGCTTGGGCACTCGCCAGAACATTTCCCCCGTCAGGGGGTTGTAGGAGAGCTGCTCCCACAAATCCGCCGCAGCGGGTAGCTTCTTAGCCATCAGCTCACTTACCTGAGATGGTCAAGCGGCAGGTGTTCCACCACGCTGCCGCACCTACTTTACTGCCATAAGTCAGGCGTAGACTGGCGCTATGGCGGAACTCAACAGCACATACCCCTCGTCTGGCAGGGATTGGGGCAACGGCGTTGCCGGGGTGCCTGTTGGGCGGCGCGACACCCCAACCAAATACCCGTACCCGATGCCACCCGGCACGGGTGAAGACCCGAGCATCCGCAGCGGCTCAGTTGTCGGGATGATGCCGTTCTGGCAGGTGATCAACCTCTGCACCGGTGGCACCAAAGCGCTCCGCGCCAACGCCGAGCAAATCATCCCCCGCGAACCCCGCGAAGACGACGACGCCTACAACCGCCGCATCTTCCACGCCACCCTCCCGCCCTTCCTGCAGCGCCTCGCTGCCCAAGCTGCGGGCACCATCCTCCGCAAAGGCATCCACCTGGAGGGCGGCGACGAAGAGTTCTGGAGCGACTGGGCCAAGGACGTGACCGGTGATGGCACACCGCTCAACGTCTTCGCCCGCAACGTCCTAATCGACAGCCTGCTCTACGGCCACACCTGCGTGGTGGTGGACAACCCCGCTGACGAAGCGCCCACCAACCTGCTGCAGAAACGCAAAGCCCAAAAGGACCGCAAGCCCTACCTCATCCCCGTCAACGCCCAGCAGGTGCTGGGTTGGCGCACCACCGGCAACCGCACCCAAGGCGTCATCGATCAAGTCCGCTACTTCGAGACGGTGATCGAACCGAAGGGCCCCTTCGGCGAGGAAGCCATCGAGCAGATCCGCGTCCTCAAGGCAGGCACCTGGGAAACCTGGCGTGCCGGTGACGGCCTCAACGGCACCGGCTGGCAGCGCCACGACAGCGGCACCTACGACCTCGACGAGGTGCCCTTCGTCTGCGTCTACAGCAACCGCCTCGCCACCCTGGTCTCCCGCCCCCCAATGCTGGAGGTGGCGTACCTGAACCTGGCCTACGCCCAGCGCTTCACCGATTACCACCACGCCATCCACGTCGGCGCCCAGCCGATCCTCACCCTCAAGGGCTTCGACCCCGACAACGGCGAACCCATCGGCCTCTCGGTCAACACCGCCGTCCTGCTCCCGCCTGACGGTGACGCCGCCTATGTGGAGCCCACCGCCGCGGCCTACGAAGCCCAGCTGAAATGCCTCCAGACCCTGGAGGAGCAGATCAGCTCGCTGGGCATCAACACCCTGGCCCGCCAGAACATCACCAACGCCGCCGCCGAAGCCAAGCGCCTCGACCGGGTGGACAGCGACTCGATCATGGCGGTGATCAGCGAGGACCTCTCCCGCGCCATCCAGAAAATCGTGCGCATCACGGCGGCCTACGCCGGCGTCGAAGAGCCCGAAGTCACCATCCCCAAGGACTACGAGAACCGGCTCCTCGACGGCAACCAGATCACCGCCTACCTGCAGCTGTTCATGCAGGGCGCCATCGACCAGAAGACGCTGCTGCGCATCCTCCAGGAAGGCGAGGTGCTGCCCGCCTACATCGACATCCAGACGGTGATCACCAACGCCCAGGACTACGTCGAGGAGCAGATGGCCCGCGAAATCGAGAAGGCCGACGCCATCGCCGGCGTCACCGCTGCCCACGCACCCACCCCTGGCGACACCAGCACCAGCAAGGGCGCAACGCAGGGCGGCGTGGCCTCCGGCAAAGCCGCCAAGGGCAGCAATGTCGGCAGCCAGACCCTGCCCACCCCGCTGCGCCCCGGTAAGCACAAGTCGAAATGAGCGGCCGCACCTACCTGACAGGCCACAGCCCCGCGATCCAAGGGCTCATCAAGGCCCTCGGCATCGCGCTGGAAGGCGTCACCGAGGTGGCGCTGATCGCCAACGCCAATGAACTGGTGCAGGTGCGGGTGACGTACTTGCCCAGCGAATCCGAGGTTGAGGAAGTGACTAGCTGGATCCTCCGCGAGGGTCTCAAGGCAGAGCAGCTCGCAGACGACGACGCTGGGGCTTCGTGAACAACGACGCCTACCTGAGGCGCATCAACCGGGAGCTGCGCAGCGTCGAGCGCGACGTGTTCGCCCGCCTGCGCCCGCTGCTGATCACCAGCCTGGTGCAGGTGCGCAACCTGCTGCTCCAGGCCATCCCCGACGAGGGCCTCTCCCGCCGCCTCTCCTACCTGGCCATCAAGCCCCGCCTGGAGGAGGCCCTGGTGACCTTCAACGACACCTTCAAGGTGGTGCTGGCCGACACCCTCGCCGAACTGCAGGTGACCACGCTGGGCCTGGCCCACGACCGCCTCAACGGCCCCACCAGCACCTACGAGTTCTTCGCTGCCTCCGAACTGCTCCAGCTGGTCAAGGTCTTCGGCGGCTGGAGCCTCCAGGACTACTTCCAGCGCCGCTCTCCATCACAGTTCATGAAGGAGATTCTGCGGCTGGTGGACCGCACGGTGGAGCGCGGCCTGCTGCAGGGCCTCCCCACCGAGGAGATCGTCCGTCAGATCGTGCCGGAGGTGGTCAGCCGCACCGGCAAACCCCTGCTCACCATCCGCAAGGGCACGGTGCTCAACGCCATCCGCAACCGCGTGGAGGGCACCATCGCCCAGGCCATCTGGACCGTCGCCACCCAATCGGAGCGCCAGGTCTGGGATGACGACGAACCCCCCGAATGGATCTGGAGCGCGGTACTGGACGAACGCACCTGCCCGATCTGCACACCACTTGATGGGCAGGTGGAGGAAAGCCGCGACGACTTCCCCTACTCACCTCCGGTCCACCCAAATTGCCGGTGCAGAATTCTCCCTTACGGGGATATCTAGACTGCCTGCAGTAACTGCGTTGCTATGAGTATCTGGTGGCCGGGCCCTTGGGGTGAAGGCATTACATCGGGGGCTATCGACCCTGAAGCACTACGCGCCCGCGCCGCAAAGCAACCCGATTCACCGCATCAAGCGGCAATCGCACCTGCACCCAAGCCCTCTACCAAGCGCACCACCAAAACCGATGGCTGACATCCAGGAGCTGCCCGCTAATCCGATCAAAGCCATCCGCCAAACGGACACGCGCAGCTTCGTGCTGGAGCTGACGGATGGCCGCGTCTTTGTCGTCAATCTCCCCGAAGGCCGCGAGGGCCCAACGGGCGCCGCCATCACAGGTGATCGCGGTCCGGCCGGCCCCGCCGGCGAAATGGGCAGCCCCGGTGCC